TTATTGCGGTTGCTGTTTCACTGCTTTACGCTTTGCTGCTCGGATGCTTAGGCGTATTCGGTGAAGCGGCTGCCGTTGCTTTGATTGCCGCTGTGCTTTTCGGCGGTAAGTGGTTGCTGATACTTGGCGGGTATGCTTTCGCCTTGTGGTTGCCGTTCCGTGTCTTGCAGGCTAAGAGATTAGATGCAGCACGAAAGGAGCATTATAAAGAGGTTGAAAAGACCATCAAGCAAATGCAACAGAAAAGCGAACAACAGAAAATTGAAGAAGCAATACTTAAGGCCTATCAAAAGGCAGAGGATAACATCTAATGGCACAAACACTTGAAGAAGAAGTGAATACACCAAAACACTACCGCACTCACGAAAGCGGCATTGAAGCTATCGAGATCACAAGGCATCTCCCCGGCGACCTTTCTAACGCTTGGAAGTATGGCATGCGATACGAAGACAAGGACACTCCTAAAAAGGACCTGCTCAAGTTGTGTTGGTATATGAATGACTATCACGAACATTTCATCGATGTCAATAATGAAGTGTCAGCACCGTTCAAGGTACCGACTGAAATTTTGATTAAGATGATGCATGTGATGGACACTGAACCAAACGAAACAATGCAGGAGTTGTTCAGGCTCATCATCTCGATTGTGGTTGAGCAGGGTATCATCAACCCATGCAAGTTCAAACAAGTTCTTGACAAAGTCACTGTGTTAGCAGAAAGTTTTTCAAAATAAACCATTGACGATTTCAAAAACTTTTTTATATTTAATTGGTTAAAACAAGTTTAATTTCACAAAAGGAAAACATTATGAATAATCTAACTATTACATCTACTTCTATTCTCCCTATTGAAAACGGTATCGGAGGATGTGTCGCTATCGCTCAGCTAACATTGTGTGATGCAATTAAGTTGACAGGTATCAAGCTTATGGAACGCAACGGTAAGCGTTTTATCACTTACCCACGCAACATGAGCAATAAGCAGAAGAAGAGCTACTTCTATCCGCTTAACACTGAAGCTTCTGACTTTATCGCAAACCGTCTCTGGGCTGATTTTGATAACGCTGCTAAGGCTTAATCAGAATGGCTAAGAAAAGGCCTACATACAACATTCCTCAACTCCTTCCTCGCAAGAAGAAGGAGATTTTGAAGATTGTTCAAAACCCTCAGGCAATGCAGCGCATTATCGCATTAAATAAAGCTGCATCTGAAGTGCTTGAGAAGAAAGAAAAGATCCGCGCTCTGACCGTAGATGAATGGTTGGAGCGGTCTTTTAGTATTCTGCCTGAGGAGTATGATAATGAAGAAACTAAAAACAAAATAAAATCATGTTTTGAAAAAGAAGGTGTGGTGGATGACTCATGTGATGAACGGGAAAGAGGTGAGCACGAATGAGCTTATTTGTTATGTGATTGCCTCAGTACTAGAAAATGTGCAGGAGAACTTTGATGAATATGCCAAGGTCTGTATTAAAGACTACAATGAACTAAATGAGGGTGACTTTGAAGCAATAGAGAAATGGAAAGCTCGAGTATTCTCAAAAGTAAACACAAGACTTGGCAAGAAAAACATGGCGGATAAATCTGATGGTTGATTTTGAAATTGGAAAAACTTATAAAGCAAAATCTGGAAATGAATTCACTGTTATAGATAATTGCGGAGAACTGATAACCATACAACATCTGAATTACAAAAGGAAGGCAAGAAAAATTCTTTACTGCGGAGTTCAGGCTGCCATCTTTGATTTCGGTAATGATATGATCCTAGCGGAAGAAATCAAACCGATAGAAGATGAGGAGATTGAATTTGGTTACGTAAAGCAATATAAAATTAACAGTGATGGAGAAACATATGTCAATTTGTTCAAAAGACTCAAAGAAAAAGAAGAAGCCTAACGAAAAGCCTAAGAAGATTAAGCCTGATACAGATACTGAAGTTTCCACTGATGTGGTTGAGGCAGTAACTGAGGGCGACACTGAAGCAGCTATTGCTGCAGGCGTCAACCCGATGGTTATCCCTGGGTTCTTCAATAACATTCGCGGCAACTATTATGATGGCAACCGTATCATTTGGTTGACACAAGATGTTGACTGGCCTATCATTACAGAAGTAATGCAAAAGTTGAATTTTTACGATGACGGCTCTAAGGATCCTATCTACATTTATGTAGCATCTCCTGGTGGTCTCTGCGACGCAGGATGGGCTCTCATTGACATGATTGAAGCAATTAAGAAGAAGGGCATTGAAGTAAACACAATCTGTGCTGGCTCTTGCTCATCTATGGCAGCAGTGATTTTGGCGTCTGGCACAAAGGGTCACCGCTATGCATTCCCGTCTTCAAGAATTATGATCCATCAGGCAGGTATCACACTTTGTGGTGGTAAGCTTGACGAGATGGCAAATGAAGTAAAAGAACTTCAGTACTGGACTGACTTGTGTGTTAAGCACTTCTCTAAGGTTTGTAATAAGCCTGAAAAGGAAGTGGAAAAGGCTATGGCCTATGACAACTACATGTCAGCGAAGGAAGCTCTGAAGTTCGGTATCATTGATAAGGTGAAGGTTGTCTTAGCATAATGAGACCAACGCTCTATCAGATGAAATGGCATCTAGCTGATGAAAACGGTTTGGAGTTACCTCCAAGCCGTTCTTCTGATGTTGACGAAAAGCCAACCAACTCTACGATGGACAAGGTGATGGCTTGGATAAGGAAAAATCCTGATGAAGTCAGTGACATCATTGAAGAAGTCATTGAGTCATCTGAATACAAAGAGCCATTTTACGAATACTTCAATGATGATGACAAGTTTGATGAACTTGTTGAAATGCACAAGACTGACATTGACCGTTTTTACGATATTGTGAAAAGCTATGAAATGTTCTTGAATGTTTGTGCGAAATGTGCAGGTTTTCCAAAGCTCAATATCCGCTTACGCATATCGGATTTGCTAGACTAATAAATAATCCAGAGGATATCATGAGTTTTCGCGATTTTATAAACAAAGATAGATTACCACCTGAACCACCTAAAAGGGAAGAACCTATTATGGAAAGAATACCACCAAGAAAGGTGACAAGACAGGTAACGCAAATGTCACCGCAACGCAGACGACAGGTTGAACTGCGTGATGCACAGGCAGAATCAGAAGAATTGCTAGAAGCACTGAACGAAAAGCTCCGTGGTGTGCTTTATCGTTTCGGCATGGCAGGACTTGAAAAGATTGACCGTGCTATCGTTGAAACTTGTCGAGAAATGATTAACCCAGGCTATGAACCGCGCAGATCTAAGAAGCCGGTTGGCCTAACGGAATCCGTGATGCCGCAGCGTCAGCAACAGCAGCCTCGCCGTCAACCGTCATTTATTGACATCGCAGCAGCTGCCGTTAAGGACATGGGCCCAATGCAGGATATGAGCGACCACTTGCCACCGCAGGTTGATGATACACCTGTTGTGGACACTCCTCGTCAGGCAGCAGCTCCAACTGTCGCAGCACAAATTCCAGTTTCACAACCCGATGCTGGCGCTGATTACTTTGACAATCTTGACGAAAGCTCGCTCGACCCTGATGCTTTGGAAGCAATGCTTAATAAGCAAAACGGTGGCGGCATGGACGCAGGAATTGCCATGGATCCAAACATGCTAGCAGCACTAGGACAGGCACTGAAGAAATAATGTCTAAGAAAACTAAATCAAAGAAAAACGAACTGGTAAAGAAAGAACCAAAAGGCGTAGTCGTTGAAGGCACTGTCGGAGACGCCTATGCCAATGCTCAATTTGACGTTACCCTAGACAACGGCGCAGTAGTTCGTTGCACCGTTGCGGGTAAACTTCGCCAGCACAAGATCTTCATTCAACCGTTAGATCGTGTGGAAGTTGAGCTTGACCCTTACACGCTGACAAAGGGTCGCATTACATGGAAGATTAGGAGGTAGACCATGTACATCCCACCATATAAGCCAGATCACGAATTTTCATATTGGGAAGTTGTCAATAAGTTTCCCGAATATGCTGAAATGCTTCAGCAACAGAACAATTGGGCTCAGTATGAACAGAAGCCTAATTTGGTGGGATTGCCTCCAGAAGTTGTCAAGATGATTCCGCAAGCCGTTCGTGACGGCAAGGAAGATGAACGTATTGATGCGTGGATCCTGTAAATAAATACAATATGGATGATATAGAAATTGCATTCACATTGTGGCGCAGATTAGAAGAAGCTCTGAAGGATGAGAATAACCTCAGGGCTCTTAAGCGCATTGTGGTGAATGCTGAAATGTTGTCAGCGATGATGGAAGCAAACGGGATTTTGACCGAGGCTGAAAAATCGCTATACACGCTGACTACCCTAAACAAGAAATTAGGAATGGGTACTCATAACCGCACTGTTGATAATGTGCTGGTTTTCATCTTCTTGAAGGGTCTGACAACAATACCAACAAGAACAAAAGCTTACAAGCTAGGTTTGATTGACAAAGAAGGACGCTTAATCAGAAAGCCTAAAACGAAGGAAGAAGAAGATAGCATTTCCAATCTTGACCTGTTGATGTTTAAGCTACGCAAGTGGCTCCAAGCCAAAATTCAGTACTTGTCAACCATTTCATGGGTCAAGGGAACTGCTAACGACATTCGTATTCAGAACTACTTCTCAAATACCGAGACACCTGCAAGACAGTATATGGTTAAGCGCATCAACGCTGATTTGGAAAGGTTGCTATCAAAATGAGTTGTCCAGAATGTGAAGCACAAAGAGCCGTTTACGGCTTTACCCTACAGAAGGGTGGTATCTACATGACTAAGGTACCCGAAATCAAAGCTTGCTGCGCCGTCAAGGTGCAAGTCACTGACTTTGACTCGCTAAAGGTTTATTTCACAAACAACGGTAAGGCATACGAAATGCCTAAGAAACAATTTATGAGCTCGTCTTGGCGAGTTTACGATTCTTACTAAGGAGACATTATGGAAGTTGAACAAGCAAAGAAAGAACTTGAACAGGCAGGACTTGTCTGCGAAACCTTCATCAAGCCTAAGGCTGATATCAGCGAGGCTGATTTGGCAGCAAAGATTTACGAACGCTGCGCATTCTCAGAAGACCACTTGAGAATTAGAAAGCACGCTGCTAATTACATTGCTGCTTTCTACGCAAAACAGGATTTGCCTTTGAACGGCATGGTGATGTGGGGTTCTCGTGACCTCAATAAGTTTGCTGCTTTGCTTGCTGCAGGTAAGTCACTTGATACTGCTTGTGCATCACTTCGTTCTATCATGGCTGTCACCCCGCAGGAAACAGCTGGTGAAATTGAACAGGCAAAGACTCGTATCAAGGATGAACGCCGCGCTGCTGAAGAAGAACGCCGTAAGGCATATCTTGCATCTGACGAATACAAGCACATGCAGGATCCGGGTTGGCGTGGTCCGAACGGCACTTGGTCTAACGATTAAGAGGTGTCTATGAAGATAACGATTGAAGAAGCAAAGCGTGAGCTTAATAAGAGCGGCTTGACCATTGACGAAGGCTACTCAAAAGATAAGTTCATCATATCTGGAATTTTTGACTGCGAAGGCACAATGAAGAAGCTTTATTACTACCGTTCGTCCGAAAACTGGACCGACGACATATATGAAGCAACTGAATTCGTTGCATATCCTGTTCAGAATTTGATGAAAGCAAAAACAGTCTGCACGGAAGGCACAAAGAATACGCTTGGCTGTCCGACCGCAAAACTTGACCACATTGAAGTTCTTCAGGTGAAGACAATGGGCACAGGCTACAGAAAGACAATTAAACTCATCGGTAAAACACCGGTGAAAATTAACGAAGACTTTGGCATTGGCGTCGGTGCACCGCTTGGCGCCGACCAGGGTATTCCGTGCGGCGGTGACTGCAAAGCAGTTGTCGCTAAAAGAATGGACGGTGGTCGCCCGCACTGCCGTTTTGACCTGAGAAGAAAGAAGAAGAAAAAGGCTAAGAAATAATGAACGAGGATTTTGAGAGAACATCTTATCTGCAAAACGGTATGTTCTATACCGCGCAGTATACGCCGCGAACAACTGTTCCCGGCTATGATGTAAATCCGCTGCTTTTGATTTTGGGCCCAGCAAAGCACAACCTCAACTGCGTGGTTGCTCTCAATTTCCATCATATCGGAAACATTGATGATCGTTGCAAGATCTTGTCTGTTATTTCAAACCTGGCGGATATCTCGAAGTTTGACATTGATGCTCCGATGATAACCGAGGACGCTTGCCGTCGCTTGTTCCCGTTTGCTAAAGACGCCATTAGGGTGTATAACAGGAAATCCTTTAGAGAGGTATACCGAGTTAAGTCAAACTGCGTTGGAAAATATATAGAATACAACGGTGACATAATGATGAAGAGTCCTTCGTTCATTATGAATAAGTATTGGCTCAACTACGGAGCTAACACAACACCAGAGGCAACCAAACCACAAGCAAACGAGGATAAGTGAATTACGGTAAGATATATGATCTACTCATAAACCGTGCACAAACTCGAGAAGAATACATTCCTATTACTGAACAGCATCACATTCTACCAAGATCTGAAGGCGGCAGCAACAAGAAATCAAATAAGGTAGAATTGACGCCCAAAGAACATCACCTCTGTCACTTGCTTTTAATTCGTTTGGGTATGTGCATGAAGTATTGCTTCCGCAACATGACAACTCGTGAATATGTAATAATGAAACTGACTGAAAAGAAAAAGAAGCATTTAATTTAGACAAAATTTTTAGAGTTGGGTATTGCCAAAATACCCAACATTTTTTATATTTTGGCAAAAAAGGAACAAACTTATGCAATTCACTAAGAAGGTCTTTGAAGAATACTCAACTAAGTTCAACATGCCTATGGCTCAGCTGGTTAATGACCGTCAAGACTGGTATAACCGTTGGCCTATGCAGATTATCATGCCTCTTGAACATGACCCAGTTACTGAAGGCTACTTGGCACTGATTTTCGTTCGTCGTGAAAGCAATTTATTCTACCTAAATGATGGTTTGACATTTGAACCAAAGGAAGTTCTGAAGTCGGGCCTCACCGGAAGAAACGGCTGGATCGTTGCATTTGCTCATGTCAAGAAAATGGAGTATGCGTCATATCCAAATCAAATCTATGCCACTTCCGTGACTGATATTGTTCTCAAGCATCCCGAAAATCATGTGCTTGAAGATGGTTCACACCTGGACCCATACACACTTGATGATTTGCATGACGCCGTGACTGCATATATCAAGCGCAAGACAAAGGAAAAGAAAAACCAGAAGAAGTGGGAAATCAGGTCAGAAGCAGCACCTGACTTTACTGAACAAATCAAGGAGTCAATAGCAAAGCATGATTGCGAGCCGAATGTATACCGCACCGTTGATAAGAAGGTAGGTCCTTGGCCTTATCGCTATCATATTAACTTTCACATTCAGCAAAATGAACTGAAGGATCGTAAGCCTTGGTCAAGACTGGGTTTCACGATTGAATGTGCAAGAAAGCTAGACAAGTTCTCGGTCTATGGAAGAAACTATGATCTTTCTAATGTTGACCCGCTTTCATCCCGTGAGGAATATAAGACAAATGACAAGACGTTCACATATGTGGCTAGCTTCCACTTTGATGGTGATGTTGGTAAGTTCCCAACATTACAGGATGCGCTTGAAGCGATTGACCGTATCATGGAACATTATGAAATGGTTTACGATAGCCGAATGAAGTTGGAAAAGTGGTGTGAAGAACACAGAATAGAAACATCATCTTCTGATAAATCTTAAAAACTTTTTTATATTTGTTTTGACAAGAAATAAGATATCATAAGGACATTATGAAAAATTATACCGCTGACAGTATTGACTTTCTTAAGGGATTGGAAACAATTCGTCGCCGTGCTGACATGTATGTTGGTGCGACATCTGGCAAGCCATCAGACGCATTGTATCGCCTTTGCCGTGAAGCGATTGACAACTCGCTTGACGAATATCTTGGAGGCTTTAACAAGCAATTATGGGTGATGTATAACACCAAGACATATGAAACGGTTGTTCTTGATAACGGCCGTGGTATTCCTGTAGGATGGAACGAAAAGGCACAGCAAGATTCTTTGACACTTGTGTTTACCCAGCTTCACGCTGGCGGTAAGTTTGACCACGAATCTTATAAGACATCTTCAGGTAAGAACGGTATCGGCCAGAAGGCAATTTCCGCTCTGTCTAAGCGTCTTCAGGTTTGGTCAAACAATGCGAAGGACAAGAAGTGGCATTCTCAGATTTTTGAACAAGGGATTGAGAAATCTGAAGTGCTTGTCTGTGACCCACCAGCTGACTTGAAGAAGCTAGTGCCGAAGACCGGAACAATTTTGAAGTGGACACCTGATGAAACGATTTTCAAGGACTCACTTGAATTGAACCTGTCTCGCTTGAAACACGAACTTCATGATATTCAGTACTTATGCCCATTCTTGCACATTCACTTGGTGATTGACGGTGAAGAATTGGAATACTTCTCCGAAGACGGTCTTTGTGAACTCGTAGCGAAGGATCCGCTGAATGACCAGATCTTCTCGTTCTCTGATGAGTTCACTGATGTCGCTTTGAATTTCACAAAGGGCGACTCAAACAATTTCAAGTCATTCGTGAACATCTGCTACACAAACCTTGGCGGTACTCATCTTGATGGTTTGAAAAAGGCCATCTGCAATGTGGTCAAGGAAAATTCAAAGCAGAAGATTTTGAATGATGATATTCTTGAAGGTATTATCGGTGCTATTCATCACAAGATGGCAGAGCCGCAATATCAGGGTCAAACAAAGAACGAATTGACGAACAGCGAAGTGACCGCTGAAATCGTTGATAAGCTGACGCCTGAACTTGAGAAGTTCTTCAAGAAAAACAAGCCTCTTTTGAAGCGCATTGTTGAATATGCAGAAAAGATGCTTGAACAAAGAAATAAGATGAAGGCGTCAAAGGACCTGTTGAAGGGACTGAAGACACTTAACGCATCTGCAAACCGAATTTCAGATAAGTTCTTAGACGCTGACCGACGCAAGTATAAGAACCCGAAGGACTTGGAGATGTTTATCGTTGAAGGTGACTCTGCAGGTGGTCACTTTAAGCAGGCTCGTGAAGGCTTCCAGGGTGAATTGAAAATCCGTGGTAAGATCATCAATGCTGCGAAGGCAAATCCTGAAGACTTGTTCGGCAAACCCGGTAAGAAGGGCGAAGCAAAGGATGGCAACCGCGAAATCAAGGATCTTGTTGCTGCACTTGGTTGTGGTATCGGCGATAACTACGATGAAAGCAAATTAAGGTTCAACAAAGTAATCATTCTATCCGATGCTGATGTGGACGGACAACATATCGCTAACTTGTGCTTGGCATTCTTCATCAACTATATGCCAGACTTAGTTAAGAACGGACATGTCTATATCATTGATGCTCCGTTGTTCATCGCGACATCTGCAAAGCACAAAGTGTTTGGCATGACTCGTGCTGAAGTTGATGCTCAGATGAAAAAGCTGAAATGCAATGATTACACTGTCACTCGTCTTAAGGGTTGGGGTGAAACTTCTCCTGAACAGTTAAGTGAACTCTGCTTGAACCCGAAGACAAGAAAACTTATTCAAATCAAATGGACCACTGACACCGAAAAGATGTGTGAAAACACAATGGGCGGTGATGTGGCATTCAGAAAGGAATTGTTAGGTATCTAAATGAAGGTCAGAATAGATTATGTACCCATTTCGGAGGCAACACGCCGGGCATATCCCGATGTTGCTTACGAGGTATATGTTCCAGACGGATGGACTGATGAACATATTTCGGAATGGTATGAACAAAGACATTCAAACATTCATCATCAAGGAGTCAAGGTAATAAATGTAGTCCATCTGGATTGACATATTGAAGAAACTTTGTTATATTTTCAATATGAATACCGGACATTTCATTATCAACATACTTTCCAGATACCGAGCCTTCTACCGTGAAGGAGCCGACTTATACTTAATGCGAAATGGTCAACATGCCATTGGAAGAAAATTCCTTTGGCGTGATGATACTCCGTTAGCCTGGAGACCCATCTATTATTCTAAGGACTTTACTCTGTTTGATTACTCAGCTTACGCTGAGCTGAATGTCACAAAAGAGAACTGTGATGATATTGCCCGAGGCAATTTTGAAGAAGTAAAGCGATGGGATGTAAATAAGATATCCGAAGACCAAGCAGAAAAGATTATGTTGGGAAATATGTATGCCTTGATGAGAATTGAAACATTAAGAGAAAAAGCAAAGAAAATTTCAAATCTAATGAAGGAACAGAAACATGGGAATCGCTGACTTTATGGAATATGAAGCAGATCCGAATGCGAAAAGTGTTGATGCAGACGGATTGCTGAAAAAGAACATGTATGATTACGGTATGGATGTTATCTCCGACCGTGCTTTGTCAGATTATCGAGACGGATTGAAACCTGCACAAAGAAGACTTCTGAAAACTGCGGAAGACCTGCATGCCACTTGGAATAACAAGACTGTTAAGTCTGCAAGAATTACAGGTGACTGTATGGGTAAGTACCATCCGCACTCTTCTGCTTATGGTTCACTTGCGACAATGGTCACATGTGAATATCCGATCTTCCACGGCCAAGGTAACTGGGGTTCATTGACAGACGGACCGGCTGCGGAAAGATATACCGAAGCGAAGATTTCACAGCTTGGCATGAAGATGCTTGAATGTGATGATGTCGCTGAAATGGTGCCGAATTACACAGGTGAATTTATGGAACCTGTTGTTATCCCGACAAGATTCCCGAATTTCTTCGTGAATGAATGTTCCGGCATTGCAGTGGGCTTGGCAGTAAACATTCCATCGCACAACTTGAAGGAAATCGTTGAAGCGATGAAGGTGGTCGTTAAGAAGGGTCAAGCAACAAAGGTCAAGGACATTATGAAGCACCTTCATGGACCTGACTATAAGTATGGCGGAAAGATCATTTCAACACCGCAGGAAATTGCTGAGGTCTATGAAAAGGGCGAAGGCAAGATTACTTATGAATGCGATTATGACCTAAAGCGTGAAAAGAGAAATGTGCTTTTGACGGTCACTGGCTATTGCCCAGGATTTAGTCCGAATACATTCATGAAGAAGATGGACAGTTTGATTGACGAAAACATTGTCTTGTATGTCAATGACTCTTCAACCAAAACTGACCCTTGTAAGTTGGAAGTCTTGATTAAGTCTGAAGAAGATTTCAACAAGAAGGTAAAGAAGTATTTGACCGTTTCCGAATCTTACAGATTTTATGCGATTGAACGAAAGAAATCTGCTGAGGTGGAAAAGGATGTTGACACTGAGGTTCTTATCCCGAATATGGTTGACCTAATGAACATGTGGGTTGACTGGAGAAAAGGGGTGGAAACACAAATGTGTAATGTTGAAAAGAATTTGACATTAGACAGGAAACAGAAAGCTGAGTGGAGATTGCTCGCTTCAAAGAACCTTAAAACCATAGTTAAAGCGCTGGAGTCTGAAGATCCTGTAGTATACCTGACTGAAAACTTGCAAGGCCTTAAAGGGTCTCCAAATGCGCTTGAAGGCGCCAAATATATTTGCGACCAGAGGGTTATTTCACTTCGCAAGGTGGACCAAGCAAAAACGGAAGCGGATATAGCAGACTTACAGAAACATATTGATGAACTTGACCATGACATTGCTCACATTGATGAAGTGGTCATTAGAGAACTGGACAAATTGAAACCGTTCTTCCATGACCGCAAGTTGAAGGCAGCTGCATGATACCATCTAGGGTAAAGATTGCGGATCTTTTGAAGATCCCAGGATTTAGCAACGATGATATGATTGCTATCTTTGATGTGTTCCTCAGACAATGCAACCCAAAGACTGCATTGGAAATAGGAACATACAAAGGCAGAACAGCAACACACATTGCAAGCTATGCTAAGATGTTCTTCTATGTTGAGGCAAATCCGCTTAACATGAAGGAAACGAAAAATCATGTAGATGGCGTGACATCTGTAATTTACAGCAAGCCAATTCAGAAGCTCAGCGGTGATGTTCAGATTGATGAATTTGAACGCAACAAGATGGACTTTATACATATTGACGGTTGCCATTCATTCACTGCTGTGCTGCGTGATTTGGAACTATCAAGCAACATCTTATCTGAGAAGGGTATCATTGTTCTTGATGATTGCTTTTCATGTGCTTATCCGCAAATCACACAAGCAACATATACCTTCCTGGCAAAACATGCAGAATTTGTTCTGTTGTTTGTAGGATACAACAAAGGCGTGATTTGCCGCCGTGAGAACTACCCAGAATGGCACGCTTTCATGGTGAATGAGTTTGACCCAGAATTAAAGCAGTATTATGATAAGCCAGAAAAGGTGATGTATCAAATGTATAAGACATCAAGCGTATTTGACTGCCCAACATTCGGCTATCACTTTAATCCTAATGCCGACAAGACAAAGACGATTATCGGTATGGAAGATTCTGGTGGAAAAGTTGAGGATGTAGTTCTAAAATGAATGAACTGAACCTGAAAATTCAAAATCCGTATCAGTATGACACGAAGAAGTATTGCTTCAACTTATTTGAGACAATGCATATTCAAGTCATACCGTGGAATAATGCAAAGGGGTATGTGTTCTTTTCACACCCCTGTTTTTGCTATTCTTCCGTCTGCCCGCAGATACATGACCAATTCAGCGACTTCGTTGAAGCACCGATGGACTTACTTCTGTCGGACAAACGAATGAACTTTTTGAACAAGATTGTTGCTGAACAGGATTTCTCACTTTGTCATGGCTGTCCGAAATACCAGCTGCGTGAAACAACTGGCTTTTGGGATAGAGACGATTTTGAGTATATGTTTGAGCGCAAGTATGGCTCAAAATGCTATGACGGATTTAAGTATCGTCACTTAACAACTATCTTGCCATTGACGATTATGTTCAATCTTGATACAAGCTGCAACCTGAAATGCAAAACATGCAGAAGCAACTTTATCACCAAGACACATACGCTGACCGACGAAGATATCGCTCAACTTGTGTATATGGCTAAGAAGGTTGAATGCGTTTCATTGGGTGGTGATGGTGAGTTTTTCGTCAGTAAGAACTATCGCCGTATTTTGGCATCTGACTTGTCAAATGACTCAAACATTCGTAACATTGTCCTCTATACGAACGGCACAATGTTTAATGAGAAGCATTGGGACATGATACATGACTCGTCAAAGCCACTTATCAAGGAAGTCAAGATATCGCTTGACGCTGCAACGCCTGAAACATACGCTGCGGTGCGTGGACCTGTTGGTTGGAAGATGGTCATGAATAACATGCCATTCATTCAGCAGTTGAAAGAACAGAATGGCATCAAGCTCTCGACCACTTACACAATAAGCAAGTATAACATTCAAGATGTTCGCAAGTTCTATGACTTCGCAACGGATCTTGGCTTTGACTACATAATGTTCCAGTTTGCCCGTGATGTATTCCATCCGGAAGCTGGCGAAGCTGAGAATTTCATTGTCCCGCCAAATGAAAGACAGGATATTATGAACTACCTATTGTCATTACAGCAAGAACATGGCTGTCAGAAGGTATTGATAGAATAATGCATGTACTTTTACCTAAGATTGATGTTCCATACGCCCCGAACACAAAGCCTAAGAAATATGTATCTGAACTGCTGCTTTTGATTAAGACCAACAATGAACAGGATTTTATCACCTGGATGAATTGGCATCTATTCAAGATCGGCGTTGACCATATCTCGATTTATGACAATGAAAGCGAGATACCTATTGAACGGCTGATAAAGCAGTATGGTGACCATGTGTCTTATTACCGAGTTGAGGGCAGACCGCACCAAGCCGAAATTTATACCAAGCATATTGCGGAAGTATCGGAGGCTCAGTATGTTTTGCCGATTGACGATGATGAATACATTTTTGCCGACATCAATTTCAATGACTATCTGACTTCAATGGAACCAGCTAAGTTGGCATTGCATTCTATCTTGATGGTGCCAGCTGAACCTTTAGAGAAAAGGCCAGACAAGCCAGTATTTGAAATATGTGACAGTTTGGTCAATGCCGATGTTCGAGAAAACCGCGAAGTCAAGACAGTGGTCAATACGAACTACAGCCACTATTACTTTGATGTCAAGATTTATGAAGACGGACACCCATCTCCGGTCTATGAAGGCATACCCGATTGGATTGATATACCAATGACTGCCGATAAGGATTTGCCGGCTGACCGTGGAACTGACTTCAACTTCTCGATTGCTGGCACTGTCCATAACCCAATAACAAGAACCGCTGATGGTGAGTATATTTGGGCAAAGGATATGCACATGCAAGATGTTTACGGCTTCCTTTCAAACCATCCGAATGTGCCTAGCGAGATTTTCATCGCTCACACCAAGATTCGTTCAAAGGAAGAATGGGACTGGAAATGCAAAGTCAGAAAAGTGGTAGCCGATATGAAAAGCGACTATTACGATTCTCAATATGAGCTCTATGATAAAGTTTATACCTTCCCACTAGCCAAATTTACTGGCTTTAGGGAACGTTATAAATAAATTAAGATGAGCGACATTAAGCAACCAACACATTGGAAACAGCCTGGGTATGATCCATCCATCAACGGATGGCACAAAGGCGTTATAGAAGGCGCACCTCGTGGCGGCTACAATAAGAACTACTTTTTCGCTGACTCGTTCAAGACCTATGTGACCGCCTTCGCCAATTTCTTCCGTAGCATTCATGTTTACCGCTATGATGACAACGGCGTGCCTGTAAAAGACATTGAAGTTCCTATCAAGTTTGGTCCTCGTTCAAAGGCATTTGATTTTCGCATTGAAAAGGAAAGCGGTAAGAAGTACTATATCCCGCTTCCGAACATCACCTTCCGTTATACCGGCTATACATTTGACAGTGAGCGTGCTTCTGGCCTAAATGAAACCCGAACATTCTATAATCAGTACTTTGAAAGATTGGGTGTTTCAACAAAGATGCAGAATAGGTTCTGGAGCGACATTCAGCCACAACCTTGGGATCTGACCATTGAATTGACCCTCAAGACTGAATATCTGTCTGACGCTGACCAAGTGGTTCAACAGGTTTTGGCTCAGTTCTCGCCGGACCGCTATTTTAATGTCAAGGAATTTTGGTTCTGCAACATTCGCCGTTCTATTCAGGTTCTTCTAACCGGAGTTAACCAAGATACGACAACAGATTTGGGCGAAGATACAAAGCGTGAAATTACAACCACATTCACATTCACAATTAAAGGATGGGTCTACAAGCCGATTGAAATTGGCTATATCATTGACCAAATTAACCTTAAGCTAGAAACAGCCGGTAATACAGACCATGTTTGGCAGAATAGCCTGAGCGGTAATATAGAAGGCGACGAAGCAGATCAGAATTCATATTTCTTTGAGCGATACGATTTCGGCAAGATATACGGCACTAAGGTAGGTCGTATGTCAGCGTTGAAGCCAGAAAGCACTATCCCACAATATGACAAAGCAACAAGCGCATATTTCACTAAGTATGAATATGACGAACTGCCAGATATCACTAACTACCCGTATGGTTCAAAACAGCTTTATGCTACCTATACCGTTTGGGATCCTAATTCCGCCACTTACAAACAAGTGACTGATGAAACAGGAATACCTATCCCAGAGGCTTGTTCTGGCTATATGCATATTCCTTCTGGAGACCAGCAATTTGGCTTTATCTACGAAGTCGAGTATGACAAAGGATTTGGTGAAATCCCTAAAGACCAGTTTAATGAAAAGACTGGTGAAATGACAGGTTGTGCTACTAAGGCTGAACCCCGCGGTGGCACGATTATTAAGGCTTGGAAAGATCTTTCCGGTTATGGCGACTTCGTGACAAACGCTTCCGAATGGCAAGAAATGTCCGGATTCGCCGACTTGATGAACTCTACTTGGAAGTTTGATTACAAGACTGTTGATTTAGGCACTAAGGTCGTTAGTGCGGCGCCAATCATTACTTCGGCAGGCATTTTGCACGAAGATAAATAAAATAAAAAGATATTCAAAAGGGTTTAGAAATGAAGAAGAAGACAAAAACATGTGGCAAGCTAAGTCGCAGCTCTTTGGAAAATATCATTGAGAAATACTTTGATGTGGCTGAAGAAGGTGGTCTTGGCTATGACGCTGAAACAATGGCTGAATATATCGCTGAAAACGCTGATATGTCAAAGGACGAAGTGAAGGCTGCTTACGGTGAAATCATCGAGGCTGCTGCTTCGTTTAACGAACACGCTTATAAGGGCGCTTGCGAACGTGCTTTCTTTGAAAATGAACTCAAGGAATCGTTCCATGAGTTCTGCGAAGCTAAGTGGGAACGTCAAATGAACGAAACCTGCGACCTCAAGCTAGAAGAACTATACGGCGACCCGGACCTTTCAACCTTCCGTAAGACAACTGCTTACCGCAATGCCGACCAGGAAGGTAAATACCGTATGCTATGGAAGTTCATGGTGAGCTCCTTTAGCGACAAGATTGATTGTGAAGACGAACTAAGTGACATCTGTATGGAAATTGCCATGCACGACGAAAACCAGTTCTAATAAATAGAATATAAGGAGATTACAAAATGAGTTTTAAGTCATGGCTACATAATGATTATCTGAAGGAAGAAGCTGAAATGGGTCATGTTGACCAGGAAGGCTTGGATCCCGAAGCACAGGTTCCTCAGCAAGAAATGCCTGCTGACAAGGTTGCTCCTCAGGGCAACGGCAATGGTTCATTTGGACGCTATTTCCAGAATGGCAACATGAAGACCGGTTTGCAGCAGTTGGGCAAGGACATTGGCGATGCTTTGTATAACTTCGCTATCAAGACTTATGTTTCAAACGATATGTTTGACTCAGAAGATACCAAGCTGAAGTATGAAACTGAAGTTCGCAACAAGATTGCTGAAGACTACAACCTCAAGCTGATTGAAGTTCTTCGTAATGCCGGTATTTTCTTGGCTAACGCTAAGGAAAAGTACACTAAGTAATTGGGGTACCGCATGCCGATGGAAATAAATGAAGCATTGGACGCATTGAATAAGGCAGGCTGCCTCGTTGAAGGCATGGGCTGCAACGAGTTCAACGCCGATGGTTCCCGTAAGGAAACCCGCTATGGCAACCGTGCTGGTGCTGCTGGCTATACTTATAAGAAGCCTACTAAGGACCGTAAGTATATTCAGATTTTGCAGTGCCTACTTGATGGCGGCAAGACAAAGGCTGAAGTTCATGCTGAACTCGGCTTGCCTGACCCTACCGCTAAGGACGAGCGCGGACAGACTAGCAACTACTATTCATCTGTCTGGCAGGAACTACGCCGTGCAGGTCTAGTTGACTATGACCGCGAAGACGGCAAGACCGTGTGGTTCATTACTCCACGAGGCATGGATCTTGTGGACGAAGCAAACGGCCTAACAACTGACGGAGTGTAAAGGCTCCACCTAATCATCTTTTTGATGATGCGGGCAAACTGCCCGCTTTTTTAGTCTTATAAATACAATATAGGAGAAGATATGAGCATCAAGACAGTATACCTAGATATGGACGGCGTTTTGACGAACTTCAGAAAAGGATGCGAAGACCAGCAAGCCATAGAAGGCGTTAAGGTGGACTGGCCGAAAATTCACAAGCTTGGACCGGCCTTTTGGGCTGATCTTGAATGGCTTGATGGGTCGGAACAGTTCTATAAGTGGCTTGTCAAGTACTGCAAGGAACAAAAGCTTGACCTTTGCATACTATCCGCTATCAACTATCAAGATGGAGTCGCCGGCAAGAACGAATGGCTAGATAAGCACTGCCCTGAGATCCCAAGGCAGAACCGTTATTTTGTGAATTTTGGCAAACAGAAGAACAAGTATGCTTCTGAGACCTGTTTACTCATTGACGATTACGGCAAGAACATAGAAGCCTTCATTATGGCTGGTGGCCGCGGCGTCAAATACGAATCACCAGCACAAGCCAGAGAGGATTTGACAAGGCTAATTTAATATGACTGATTTTGCTTCAGAATTTGCGAAGGTATTCAGCAATGGTTGTGCTCCGCAAGGAACTGACTGGAACGCACCCCGTTATTTTGACAGTTTGAACAACCCTTGCTATGAGAAAGAAGCAGCTCTGTTGAGCTCGCTTACATCTGAGGCATACTCTAACTTTGGTTTTGAGGTCCAGTACTTTATCAAGAAGATCTCGACTAAAGCAGATAAGATTTACGGCGAAGATCCACTTGAAAATATGGAACGCCGTTTTAGACTGCATGTTTACGCAGAAAACATACCATCGCTGCAACGAACATACGAACTGCAGGGTATGACCTATGACGAAATCATTGAGGTCCAGGCTACTATCCAGCACTTTCAAGAAGCATCACGAATTGACTTCGTTACTGGAGAACCGGAGTGGAGCATGTATGAACCCGCTATCGGTGATGTGATGTATTTTCCGTGGTGCGACCTCTATTATGAAGTGTTGAATGTAAAGCCGTTTGCTGATGGTTCAACCTTCCTATCTACACCTATCACATATACATTCAGCTTGCGTGTATGGCGCAATGCTCATGAAAGCGTTGACCTGACAAAGGCCAATGACGATAACATGGAGCATTTGAGAAGCTATGTTGAACTATCCGAAACATTCGGTATAGAACACGACACTGCACCGAATAAGTTTGAGCATATTACTGAGCCAGTCGCTTCTGGCTCAAGTGGTTTGCCGACTAGCAAGATTAAGGCCGATGGCGATGTACTTGCCATCAATGCTAAGGCGTCTGCTGCATCTGCAACCGACGGGCGTATTTGGGAAGACAAGAATAAGGGAGAATTGAGAACCGATCCTTGGGACGGTTGGATGTAATAAATACAAAAAGAGGTTTTATAATGGCAACAAGAAGTGCTTTTAATGATGACTCCTACCAGATGTACCGAATGGACAACGTTCTTGATTCGGTCAATCTGAATGTGATAGGATGGAACCGCGCTACTGTTGCGGATGGTCAGTGGTTGCAAGACAATGCTATTGGTCCGCTCAGTGCTCGTGATATGTATCTGGCTGACTGCATTGATGAAGCCTGGGGCTCTATCAATAGCATCAAGCAGACCCTTGCAGATATGGGTGCTGAAACGACAGGCGTGAACCTCGTTGGTTTCACCATGAAATCACTGAACGTTGCTCAATGTAATGACCCTGATGCTGCATATCGTCCAAGCAACCTTGGATGGGATGACAAGCATACTGCATTGGTCACTACTGGTGCCGGTGATACATTTATGACACCTGCATCAATCTCGCTATTGACCTTTGGCAACCAAGCACATGACATTACGCCGCTTGACCAAAAATTGGCATCTGAACAATTCGGTGGTATTTTGCAGTTGAACACAACAGCAAAAGATGCCTATCAGATGGCCTTTACACCGGATGGCATCTATTATCGTCACATTTCACCGAATGACGGTCAGGCTCAACCGCAGCCTGGTGAAAAAGGCGATTTTACTTACATGGATGGTGCACCTGATTTTGTGGCATTACCACTTGATGCTATGACACAGTCGCAGGCTGATGGCAGATACGCAAAATTGACTGACTTTGGCACATACACCGGAACAACCGCGCCAGGGCAGTTCGCTGCAAAGTCGGACTATAATACATATACCGCAACAACGGCACCTGGACAGTTCGCTGCGAAGAGTGACTACAACACATTCACCGCAAAGGCAATTAAAACTACCGATATAACAACCACTTCTTATAACAGCCAAAACTATGTGATAGACATTTCAGGTATGAAGGTCGTATCACCGACAGAAATACCTGCAGGCGGATTGCTCGCTGTTTCTCATGATGGAACATTGGATGGAGAGGGCAAATCAACTTCCTTATTGAAAGTTCTTTATGCTCCGTCTGCAACAAATGCAGGTAATCTATCAGGCGCTGGTGGCACTTCATCATATGCTGACATTACTGCTGCTATTGGTGCAAGACTGATTGCTCCTGGCACACCGACTGACCCGAATTACTATGCTTATCTTGGAGATCATTGGCAATCATTCACACCGGTTGACAGCTTAAGCATTAGCGATGAACTTTCTGGTAATGGTATTACCACATCATTAGGATTAGGTGAAATTACATTGACCAGCGGCGGAAATCAAACAAAACAGTCTGTTACTGCGTGGATGCAGGCTATCATTGATGCTATTGCAGCACCACAAACCTAACATTTATTAGCGGCAGTAAAATGCCGCTATTTTTATGCAGTTTTCAGGAAATGATTTTCGCCTTCTTTGACATATAAATAAATAAAAATATAAGACAATGTGAGTGAGTGAATTTATTAGAAGTTTATAAGAACATTTAAAGAGGTATTATGGCTAAGTATAGCGTGCCGCAAATTAAGTTTACGGAAATTGACAATTCCGTTCGTACCTCAGCTACTCCAGGGCTGGGTATCGGCGCTATTGTATTTAAGTCAAATAAGGGACCTGTGAACCAGCGTATCTTGACCTCATCTTACGATGAATTCAAGAACATTTATGGTGAACCGGAAGATTTGACTGACTTTGGTCACTTTGCTGCAGAACGTTATTTGAGCGTTTCTAACCAGCTTTGGACCGTTCGTGCAACCATGGGTGATGAAGCTTATGCACAAATTCAGTATCCTTACTCTGATACTGAAGCTAAGTTCACATACCAGTCAAAAGACGTTGCTTCATTCAAGTATGTAGACAACGAAGATGCATCTCAGCTCGATCTTTGTGATCCGCTAGATAAGGCAACTAACCTTGTTTCTCTAGCTGAAAACAACGAATGGGTATACCCTGGCAGCCAGGGCGAAGAAGTTGCTGCAAACACAACTATCTTCGCAGCAAAACAGAAAGCAGGTATGGTAACCATCAAGGATCTTATTTCCGATGCATCACCTGCGGTTGCTGTTTATAAGGCAAAGGGAACCTGCACATTCAACGATCTAACCGACATCACTACTGGTTCTGGTGTTTATGTTGAATTTGCTCAGAACGTTGCTAAGGATGGTACTGTCACAAAGAAATATGATGACCTTATCATTACTAAGGATGCTTGGAATGATAGCACAAAGATTCCAGCAAGCAACTTTATCGTGCCAACAACTGCATACGTTGATGAAGGATTGTCTGGCTACAAGATTAAGTATACCGTGCCTGCAACCGCAACATTGAATAATGCTGCTGTGGCTTGCACAATGTGGTTGACAAAGGATGCTAAGAAGACCATTGAAGACGGCAATATGACATTGGCCGAATTGTTCAATGAAGATAACTTCTATAAGGGCAGATACACAACATCAGCTGAACCTGGTGATTACGTAACTACTGCTGATGCTATCAAGTTGCAGTTTAAGGACTGGGACGATTGCACAACCAAGACATACTATGTGAATAAGGACGAAGCAAATGCTACTGTTGGTCAGGCAGCTGGTATTGCATATCGTGAATACGGCATGAGTGATGTTAGCGAAGCATTGGTTGTTGGAACTGACGACATTTACGCTGTCAAGTATGAAACCATTCCGAACATCATGAACCCAACCACAACAACTCCTGATTTTGATAAGAAGGCAGTTGAAATTGTTGCTGAAGAATACGGTTTGGAAGTTGCTGACATCAACTCTGACAAGTATGCTTTGATTTCATATGTTCCTGTTGACCAGGGCATTTGGAAGGGCGTGGCTGAAGGTGATGGCGATACTCAAGAAGATGTTGCTGAAAAGCGCGTAACTAAGCTTATTTTCGCTGACTCATTCCAGAAGGACAAGCAAGATCCTAATAGCTACAACGAATGGTTGTTCTGGGTATATTCTAAGAAGGATTCAGGCACAACTACATCTCGTTCTGTTTACATCGCAACAGACCCGCAGCCGGTAATCATTCCTTGGCAGGAAGGCATGATCCAGCAGAACGTTCCTGCTGGCGAAACAGCTCTATCTGTGAACAAGATGATTGCTTACCCAACATCTGAAGTATTGAACAGCCCTGCTGGCACATACAAGGATGGCTACACTATGACTAAGGAATCCGATGAAGAACCGGGTAACGGCGATATTGAACAGTATGTTCCGAACATGCAGAACCAGCTCGTTATCGGTGCTATCGGTCCTGGTAAGTTCGGTAATGATATCGGTGTTTCAATTATCACTACTGAATGTGCTGACATCGCAGCCTTGAACCACCAGAACGCATTCTGCTGGAAATACAAATACGATGACGAAGATCTCGTAGACAAGGATGATCCGGATGTTGACTTCACATGGAAGAAGGTATACCGTATCAACGTTTACGCCAAGACAAAGACCCAGACTGCAGAAGCTGCTTGGGGAACAGGTCTAGACGCCCTTCTAAAGGATCCTATTGAATCTTGGTTCGTTTCTAACGATCCTCGTGCAAAGGATGGTGAAGGTAATTCCTTGTTCGCACCGAACGTCATCAACGGTAAGTCAGAATACATCTATGTTTCTCGTAGCTCTGTAAACGACGCTATGACAGGAACTGGTGATTATGCTCAGCCGGTGCAGACATTCGCAATCTACGGATTGACTGGTGGTGCTAACTCTAAGAAGAACAACATGTCAGAAAAGACTCAGGCATTGAAGCTCTATGCTGACCGCCAGAAGGCTGAATTTGATATCTTGTTCAACGTTGAAGCTATTGACACCTTCAATGGTAAGCAGCGCTACGCCGCATTCCAGCGCCGTATTGCTGAAATTGCTGCTGCAAGAACAATGGACATCGGTGTGGTTCAGGTCACATCAAAGGAATCAAAGACAGTCAAGAGAATGCTAAGTGAAGGTAAGGCATTCGCCTTCCCGAACGGTTCTTACGTCGCTGCTTACGCTGGCTACGATAAGTACTACAACTCTACATTGGCTTCTTGGATTTACTTGCCGAAGTCAGTTGCTGGTGCTATCGCTATGGCATACTGCGATATGTATGCTTACCCATGGATGGCTCCTGCAGGTGTTCAGCGTGGTACCATTGATTACACAGCTGGTCAGATGGTTCAGTTGAGCGACGACGAAATCGGTCAGCTCTACGATGTGAACATTAATACATCTCGTCCTTGCGGCGGATATGGTGAAGTGCTATGGGGTCAGAAGACTGCACTCAAGAAGGAATCAGCTCTAAACCGCATCAACGTTCGTCGTTGCATGAACTACATTGAAAAGCAGATTGAAAACATGATGGTTCCTTACATGTTCGCACAGAACACACCGAACACTCGTGCTGCTGCTAAGAACCAAATTGACTCATTCCTTAGCCGCGTCAAGGCAGCAGAAGGTGTGCTCGAATATGCAACCTCTGTAACTGATGATCCTGATGATGAACACATCATGAACGTCAACATCGTGGTTCGTCCGGCAGAAGCTATTGAATTCATCGATGTTAAGATCACCGTAACTCGTAGCTCTGTGGATATGAGCGAATCTATCGCAGGTCGTTCGTAATCCGACTACACACGGAAATAAATTAGGCAGTGCTTTCGGGCACTGCCTTTTTTTGTTATATTTTGAACAAGAAAAGGAGTATGCATGATTTGGCGTGAATTCTTTGCCATAGATGGTTCTTTGCATTACATCAATGCAAGAGATGAAAATGATATGCACAAACAAATGAACGACATCAATGACCGTATATTGAAAGGTCCAGAGTTAAGACATTTCTTGATGCAATTCCTGGGCATGCCCCATAAGCTGTATAAATAAATCACAATTTAATTGAGGTTCATAAATGAGTGATAAGAAGATTCGTTGGGTTTCATTCCAACCGCTAATTGGCGGGATGTGTCTCGGTGCTGAAAAGGCATTCGGCTGCCCTCCGCTATTTAACATTGACTTTGAAGGCCCAGACAAAGGTAATTCATCTGCATTCTTGCATTACCAAAACGAAGTAAAGAAGCACAATGTTCGTGAATTGGTGCTTGACGGCAATATCCTTTCAATGGCTACCACATTCAAGAACGAAGATGACGAAAAGTTCTTCACCGAAAATTGCCACGACATTGATGTTGTTTCCGCAGTGCCTATTTGTTCTGGTCTATCTGCTGCTAACGCAGTTAACGATAGTTCTAAGGCTACTAAGCGTGGTGCTGACGCCCAGCAGAACAACAATATGTATGGTATCGCCAAGATGACCTTTGAACGCATCAAACCAAAGGTATTCATCTTTGAAAATGCTCCGGCTTTGTTCACCAACTGCGGTAAGCCAGTTCGTGATAAAATTATGGAGATGGGAACTGAAGCTGGTTATTCAGTTACATGGGTTAAGACCAATACAAACCGTCACGGCAACCCGCAGTATCGTTCCAGAACCTTTGGTATCTTCTGGAAGGGCGATAAGGTACCTCAGTTGAAGTATGTCAACAATCCGCACGGCAAGATCGTTGATTATCTGGCTGAAATTGACCCTAAGGCTGAATATAACACCGATGAATACATCATCAACAACAAGTTGACCACAACCGGTTGGTATAAGTATGCCAAGGCTAAGTTTGGCGACAACTGGCGTGATGCCATCGCTGGAAAGCTAGGTTTCTGGGCTCCATTCTTAAAGGAATTCAATACCACAGGTAAGTATGATTTCTCTGAACTCAAGCCTTACTTGAATGAGAAGGAATTGAAGATGGTTGAACACATTGAATATAAGCTATCCATCAAGAAGGGATTTATGGACTGCTCAACACCGGTCTATAAGGGCGATAGCGATATTCCGACCGTCTTCCACCGCCATATTCAGACACTTGTTCACCCAACTCGTGACTCCGGCTATACATTAAGAGAATTCATGAAGTTCATGGGTATGCCTGATGACTTCACATGGCCGAATGCTAAGAAGACACATATTTGGGTATCTCAGAACGTTCCGGTGATTACATCATACGACTGGCATGCTCAGATTCGTGAGTTCTTGGAAGGCAAGCTACCATTGCTTGACGAAAAGGAAGTATACTTCAACAATGAAAAGGGACCTGATGTCACAGAGAAATCGGTTCTTGAAGAAATGTTGACAAACTGTAAATAACTTGTTTGTAGTCTGTTAATAAAAGGCGGTCGGCAACGGCCGTCTTTTTATGCAGAAAAGTTTTGGGCAGTACCGTAAAACCCGAAAAAGTTATTATTTTTGTTATATGAAACAAGAAGAATTTGAAAAGATGAATATGAATGACCGTGATGCGTGGCTAGACAACATGTCTACCGACGAGATGAATAAGAGATACGGTTATGTCAACTGGCAGATGGGCAATACCATTAAGTCCTACGACGAATATAAAGAAGAACGCAAGTGTCCGAAGTATTTCGGTGAGCGTTGTTTCGTCGCTGGCTGCACTAACGAGGCAGAGTATGAAGTTGGTGATGTTCGCTACTTGGTCGGCATGTGTGAAAAGTGTGCCCACATTAAACGCGACTACTTGTATAGCCTAATCTATCGTCCAAAGGATCTTATTAAAACAAGCGAAAACGAAGGAACTTGGTAATGGACCAAATTGCAGAAATCAAACAACAAGCAACTGAATGGGCGAAGACTTTTCTTTCGCCCGATTTTGAATTTAGAAAGTATCAGCTGGACGCTATTGCCCATGTTGTTCAGAACACACTGAACAAGACAAAGACATTGGCGATGAATGCACCGACTGGTTCGGGTAAGTCACTCACTGCTATCATCGCAGCTGGCGTGCTATGGGAGTGTTATGGCAAGAAATCATATATTCTTGTTTCAGACCTTAGCTTATTTGAACAGTATGAACGAGATCTTGAACGATATGAACTGCCGTGGGGACACCTAAAGGGTAAGGACAATTATGTTTGTCAGCGAAACGGCAATATCGTCTCTTGCGGTGAATGTTCGCTGAACATGGTCGGAACAACCGTTCTAGCTGACACCGATAAAGCCAGCATGATGGGCTATGGCTGTGCTAAGAACTGTGAATACATCAAGATGCGAAATCTGGCTATAAAGGCGCCAGTGACAATTATGACATATCAGCTGTATTTGATACAGAGGAACTATGTTGCTGAAATGATGACCTCACTGACTGAAGATGTGCCATTTGAGGCTCGTGATTTGGTCATCTGTGATGAAGCTCACAAGTTGCCAGATATCATTCAGAACCACTTTGCACCGAGGGTTCCAGCACAAGAACCTGAGTTCATGAAAACGCTGAACGAATGGGCAAAGAAGAACGGCAAGAAGGTGCCTAACTCAAAAGTGGTCACAACTATTTCAGCAAACATTATGTCAACTGATGATCACGATGATCTTGTTGAATACATGGCTAAATACTCGAACCTTCTATCTGAATATGCCGTCATCAATGAAGACATCCGCAAACAAGCCAAGGAAACAAGGCAATTCAAACAGATGGCTAAGTACTTGGCAGCAGGCAACCTGTGCCGTGAATGTAACTGCAAGTTCGGTGACTTCTTCAAGCTCACTGCTGAACTAGGTAATCAGATTGCAGTTAAGACAGATGGCGAAGACGAGTCAGTGATTAACTGCACTTACGAAGGCGCCATGATTAAAAGGTATTTTCATGATGTCAGCAACAGTGAATTGCTGATGAGTGCGACTTTGGGTGACTTGAAAATGTACCGAGTAATCATCGGTATGAACCAGGAACCAGCTGAACAATACAAGACAATGGACATACCGTCCACATTTGACTTCAGTAAGTCACCAATCTATTATTCAGATAAAAATCCGATGTCGTTCAAAGAAAAGGCAAAAAGCATTGGACCTATCTGTTCGCAAATCACTGAAATATGCAGAATGTTCAAGGGTAACCGTGGCATTATTCAAACAGGCAACTACGAGAACAGCAAGAAATTGCTTGAACGCATACCTTCTGATGTGAAGAAGCGCATTATCCTATATGGTTCATCAAAGGACAAGATGTTCGCCATTTCTAAATTTGAGAAATCAAAGGATGGTATTCTTGTTGGACCTACTTTGCTTGAAGGACTTAACTTTGACGGCGATAAATGCAGATTTGCTATCTGTATGAAATTGCCTTACGCTTCGCTGGCTAACAAGCTAGTCGCTGCGAAGAAGGACTTGATTGAGAATTGGTATAATTATGACTTGATGGCGAAACTTGAACAGGGTTTCGGCAGAGGAGTAAGGTATAATGGGGATTGGTGCATTAACTATATCCTTGATGGTTGCTTTGTTAACATACTCAAATACAATCCTCAGATGGTTCACCGAGGAATTAAGGCCCGCCTTAGAAAGCTCGAGTAAACGCCTACATACTATAATCTCAAATAAATACAATAGAGGTTATAGTATGAAAGATTTTAAGGATCCTACTCCGCCAAAGAAGGCCTGGAAACCGACGCTGGAACATCCGTTCCCACCAAAGCCGGAACCAGACCATCCGATCCCACCTCCGCATCCAGGCGACTACTGCGCTGCTGCGGATGGGTTTATGAAGGCGCATCAAATTCAGAATGTAGCCCAGTTAAGAGAATACATTAAGAGACAATTGGGTTCACCTGTTATTTGTGTTGAGTTGTCAGACGATCAGTTAGACGATATTATCCGTGACTGTGTTCAGTACATTCAGAGATATTACATGGGCGAAGGCCACTATTCAGATTACCTGATTATGGAACTTCAACCTGGTATCTCCCATTACAAATTGTGTCAAGAACTTGAGTCAGTCGTTGACTTCAAGACTAGCAACTGGATAGGCGGTATCAATGATTTGTTCACTGTGCCGCATGCCTTGCTATATGACCAAGTAATGGGTATGAATTGCTGGGAAGGCAACTGTTTCGGCAACAGCGCTGCTTATGGCGATATTCTTGGAAGCTGGAAGGCTACCCTAACATGGATGGCTGAAGCAAACGATATGTTCGGTGAACATTTCCAAGTTAGATACAATGAGAAGGAGAAAGAACTCGAAGTTCAACCGTCACCTAAACGCCCAACAAAAGGTATGATGAAGGTTTGGAAGCGTCAGCGCTCAGAACGCATCTTCAATGATGTTATCTTCAAGAAGATGGTCGTGGCAAAGGCTGGCATGGTTTGGACAAATGCCTTGAGAAAGTATAACCTCCAGATTTCTGGTGGTGGTACCCTAAATGCGGATTCCCTCTATGCATCATATAAAGAAGATTATGATTGGTGCATTGAACGAATTGAGCTGGAATCTCCTTGTGGTGCTACCTTCGCTGTAGGCTAATATAAATAAATTAGAGGTAATACAATGTCAGAACCATTAAGACTGTTGAATGAAGATTTTATCGCTGAACAGAAGACCATTACGGAAGATGTCAACGGCGAACATTTTATGTACATCACTGGACCGTTCCTTGGTGCAGAAAAGAGAAATCGTAACGGAAGAATTTATAAGCGCTCTCTAATTGAAAGAGAAGTGAACAAGTTCCAGACCCTAATTAAGAACTGCGAAGCAGTTGGTGAATTGTCTCACCCTGATACAGGAGAAATCAACCCTGACCGCGCAGCTATCTTGATTACTGAGCTTCACATGGACGGCGACCTTGCTATGGGTAAGGCTCGTATTTTGCCGACTCAGTGTGGTGAGACTTTGAAGGGTCTTATCCGCGGTGGCGTTCACATGGGCGTATCTTCTCGTGGTACTGGTTCTCTCGGCGCTGACAATGTGGTGTGCGAAGACTATAATCTTATTACCATTGACGCTGTTTACATGCCTTCTTGTCAGGATGCTTATGTGAACGCTGTTAATGAGTCAACAGAATGGGTTCTTGATGAGTCAACTAACCTCTACATTGAAAAGAAGCGTGGTAGGGTAGCCGCTGCTCGTCAGCAATTCCACAATGAAATTGACAAGCACGGTTCAAAGGCTATTGCATCTGCCTTTGCCCAATACATGAACGCTATTAAGGGTTGCTAACAATGAATAAGGTTGATGAAGGATTTTTCAAAGACGCATATCAAAAATACCGAGCAAAGGTACTCGGTATCCTCCAAAAGACATGGGGCATGGTCGTGCCTGCAGAGTTACTTCACTCTGTAGAAGACTGGATTCGTGATTATTTTGTTGATAAGTTTGATGAACTTGATTGTGCCCATGCTATTCACGACAACTTTAGGAGACAAGCTATGGGGGAGTCAATGGAGATAAGCGAGGCACTTGATGCCCTTCATCAGGCTGGTTTAATTACCGAGAAGAAAAAAGATTTATAAATACTATACATTCGTTAAGGAGACAGTGATATGAATAAAGAAGATGAATTGTTTATTGCTAAGAAGACCGCTGAAAGAGCTGGCTACAAGGTGACTATGCCTGGCGCCGCTCCAGCTGGCGATGGCGCACCGGCACCTGCTGGAAAGCCTGCACCTCGTCATATGTCCAGAGCTGAATACGACGCTCGCAAGAATGGTCAGCCAGTTCCGTCATTTGCCGACAGACTTGAACGCCTTGCATTGGCTGCTAGAACAGCAGAAGAAGCAGGGTATACTGTTCGTAAGATGACTGCAGCTGACCGTGCCGCACAGCAACAGGCAGCACAGCAAGCCACACCTGCACCAGCTGCAGAACCGCCTAAGCCTGCTGAACCAGCACCTGCTCCGGCACCGGAAGCAACACCTGCAGCACCTCCGGCTGAAGAAAAGCCGAAGACACCGGCATGGCTTGCTAATGCTTCTCGTTTCATGGGCAAAGACGACTAAGTACATAAGCAACACATTATAAAGGACTGCCAATTCCGGCGGTCCTTTTTTGTCCGCGACCTATATAAATAAATCACCACAAACGATAAGATAAGTTTTGAAGTGAATTTATAAGATAGGAGAAAAGAGGTTAATTTATGGTTACATACATCACTAAGCGTGACGGGCGAAGAAGAAAATTCAGTATTACCAAAATATCAAGTGCTATTGAAGCAGCATTCAAAGAATCAGAAGAAACATATACTGAACAAGATATTGACCGCCTCGTTGAGCTTGTCGTTGATGCTATTTCTAAGGGTGAACAAAAGACAGTCAAAGTTGAAGAAATACAAAATGTTATTGAAGCAACTTTAATGGGACAGGGTTTCTGTCAGACTGCCAAAAAGTTCATCCTTTATCGTGAAGAACGAAATCGTGTTCGTGATACCAAATCTGACATTGTTAAGACTATTAAGGAAATCACCGAGTCAAACCTCAAGAGCTCAAATATCTTGAGAGACAATGCTAACGAATCTGGAGCAACTCCTGCCGGTGCTTATGGTAAGATTGCTTCCGAAACGAATAAGATGTATAACCTGTTGAATAACATTGACAGGAAATACGCCGCAGAGCATAAAGACGGTGCTATTCATATTCATGACCTTAATCAGTATAACTTGACTTTCAACTGTTTGTTCGCTCCAGTCGGCAAACTGCTGAAAACAGGATTTGACTCAGGTACTGGCTTCCTACGCTCACCGAAGTCAATTCAGACAGCAGCAGCATTGACAGCAGTGATTTTGCAGTTGCAGTCAAACCAGCAGTTCGGCGGTATTGCCGATGACAACATTGACTTTGATTTGGCACCATTCGTTGATTTGTCCTTCAAAAAGAATTTGAAGACCGAATTGGAAAGATACGTTGAGTATACTGGCGAGAGGGTTGTAAAGCCTGGAACCACCATAGATCTTGAATTAAACAAGGTCTCAATGAACCAGCCGGTGCAAGAACTTTACGCACGCTTCCCACGCCCATGCGTTGTGAAAGCTATTCAAAAGACCGATGATGACACCCATCAGGCTATGGAAGGCTTGATTGGAAACCTAAACTCTCTTCAGTCTCGTTCAGGAAACCAGGTGCCATTCAGCTCTTTGAACTTCGGCCTTGATACATCAAATTGCGGACGAATGGTATCAAGAAACCTCATTCGTTCACAGATGGAAGGTTTGGGTGATGGATTGACCGCTATCTTCCCAATCTTGATTTTCAAGTTGATGAAGGGATATACATTCTGCCCGGACGATCCGAACTATGATTTGTATAAAGCTTCTATCAAGTGCTTGGCTCGCCGTTTCTATCCGAACTTTGTTCGTGTTGACTCATCGTTCAATGCTCCATACATCAAGTATCAGACTGCAGAAGTTGACTTGAACGGTTTAACCGCTATTGAGCTTAAGCGCCGTGGCCTTGACAAGGTGGATGTTGTTGACCTGACTATCCCGTATCAGTTCAGCAAGCCTTGTTATGAATATCAGTATGATATCGGTGAATACTGGGAAGTGACCGAAATTGCCGATGGCAAGATGAAATTGAGAAAGCTAATTGAAAACACCACTGTCTCAACTATGGGCTGCCGCACCAGAGTTTTGGGCAACATCAATGGTGCTGAACAGACTACTGGTCGCGGTAACCTTGCTTTCCATACCATCAATTTGCCACGCCTTGCTATTGAGGCTCATATCGCAACCGCTGACCCGGCTGAAAGAAGAGCATTGTTCTTCAAGAAGCTAGGCGATATCTTGAATGATGTCAAAGGCTCGTTGCTCGACCGTTTTGCTCTAATCTCGAACAAGACCTACGAGAACTACCCGTTCACAATGCAGCAGGGTCTGTATTTGACATCTGACGATAAGCCACATGAAGTTAGCGATAAGGTCGGTGAAGTATTCCGTCAGGGTTCGCTCTCAATTGGTTATGTGGGCATCGCTGAAGTAATCACATTGCTTACTGGTAAGACTTGGGGCGTTGACCACGATGTTGACGATTTGGGCTTGAACATTGTCAAGACAATTCGTGCATTCTGCGACAACGCTCAAAAGGAAACCCACTTGAACTGGTCTTGTTTCGCAACACCTGCAGAAGCAGTTGCTGGACGATTCGCAAACATTGACAAGAACAAGTTCGAGAAGGAAAAGAAACTTGACGATGTTGACCTATATCGTATTTTCGGTAAGGGCTACTACACCAACTCCCACATGATTGACTATTCTGTGACAACAACCTTGCCGAACAAGATTGCGACTGAGGCTCCGTTCCACAAGATCACAAACGCAGGTCACATCTTCTACTATAAGATGAACGGCGATTTGACTCAGAACCCTGACGCTGTGAAGAAGGTCATTGACACCATGTATGAAGGTGACCTTGGCTATTTCACAATCACGATGGATTCTGATGACTGTCTGGAATGCGGATACCACGGTATCATCAATGATGTTTGCCCTAAGTGCGGAAACAAGAATGAAGATAAGATCGTTCGTGTTCGCCGTATCACTGGCTACCTAACAGGTTCGCCACGAAAGAGCATTACCAAGTCATGGAACGACGGTAAGCTTGCAGAACTTCGAGATAGACAAAACATCTAACCGTTATAATTTGGAGCCGTTGTAAAACGGCTCTTTTTAGTCTTTAGATAAATTTGTTCGCCCAACTATTGACATGGCTGTTGAATTTGTTTATTTTTATTTACCGTTAAAACTGGGTAGTATAAATAAACTAAAGGAGATATGATGAAAAAGCTATTTGTTTTAATTACGGCTCTTTTGCTGTCATTCGCGGTAGGTGCGGATTACAAGCCGTTTACCTACTCAAACATCCCTCTCGACTCTGCAACACAACAGACCGAATTTGACTACATGTTGCAGTATAAGCTCTATGGCACGGACTACATCAAGATGGGTCGCCGTGTCGTAATTCCTGATAAGTCAGGTTGGAACGGTTCACGAGGACCGATTACATCAGCTGAAGGTATCAGCCTTGGCGGTCCTGTGCTTACCGATAGCACAATTTCATTGGGTGACCAGTGCCAATTCACAACTGGCCCAATTCGTGCTAAGTCACTGACGACAGGCAACGATAACGGAACTGCCTTGTTCGGCGGAAACATCTGTTTGGCTACCGCACCTGTGTCGCCAACCACAACTGGCATTGAACGAGGCGGTGGTAAGCTAAGTTGCGATTCTGTGCCTCCTGCACCAGTTACATTGGAGATGCCTACTATCACATGGCCTGACTCTGGATATCAGCCAGACATCATTCTAACCGAAAATAATCAGACAGACACTATCCATGTTCCAGAAGGCGATGGACAGTATGATATTTACTACCATAACATTCACACTTGCGTGGGTGGTAAGAACGGATGTAAGATTTACATTCACATGACCCAGAACCGATTGACAAGAATTTTCGTTGACTCACTTTTCATCGGTAACCATACCACTATCGCTGTTGTGCTAGGCGACTCTGTATTGCCGCAAAGCAAATACCGCGGTAATGTGCTGATTTATTCAAACAAGAACATCATATTTGACAATACCGACAATGTACCTATTCAAGGGTCATTCATCACTACCGCAAAAATGTACTTGAAATGCAACCTTGACTTTGCAGGACAGATGCTCGCTAACCAGCTTGAAATTGGTGACGATTTCAAAGGTGAGAATTTCCGCTTTGTCAAGTTTGACCCTGACACACTTGATTTCCCAGCTTTGGATAAGCAAGCCGGTTTGAAGGAAAATGACTCAACCGTAATTATTCCGATTGCGTTGAGCGATACGGCAACAACTGATGTATACTTCACATACTGTTTTGACCTAAAGGACGGTGTGACTGTTGAAGACTTCAACATACCGCCTGTAATTCCGATTTGTGACTCAAATCAAGTTATCACAACAAAGATCCCGATTGGTCAGAAGACACCTATTGACACAATTAAGGTCAATGTCAAGAAAGATACGATTGTGGAACCAAATGATTACTTGATTATGCACATTGACAGTATCACCGGCGCCATCCTACCTAATGGTGAAACATCTGGTGAATTGAAGATTAAGATCGTTGATGCTGAAGCAGCAAAGAATACATCAATCGTTCTTGACAAGACAGACACAATTAAGACCTATCAGGAAGAAATAAGAATTCCGCCTGGAACAGGATTAGTCGGCAATATAAAATATACCGATGATGGCTTGGCACCGCTTGTTTGGTCGGTTGAAGATCCTAGCGGATTGTTCACCGTTGAAGACGGCGTGATTAAGACTAACCATGTGTTTGACTACGAAACGGAAGATACAGTCTATGTGATTAAGGTTAAGGTTGTGGACGGTGAATTTGCGGACAGCGCAAATTATACCATCAAGATCACAAACATTCAGGAACCAATCACTGTCATCGCAAAGATTGACTCCGTTAAGGAAAATTCTGACCCCGGAACTATTGTGGGTGCAGTCATTGGTAAGGATGCTGACAGCACTGATGTGACTTATTCGCTAAAGGATAACACAAACTTTGCGATTGACCCGGTTCTCGGCACCATCACCACAAAGACTGTATTTGATTATGAAACAAAGAAAACATATCCGATAACTGTCACCGTGACATCTACGGATGGTTCAAAGAAAGACACGAACTTGGTCATCTATGTGAAGAATGTAAATGAACCTGTTCATGCCAAGGACACAACATTAACTGTAAAAGAACATTACACCGGTCCTATTGGACAAGTGGAGGGAAAAGACGAAGATGGACAGCCTGTTAGCTACAGTATTTCAGATAGTGTGCATTATCATATTGATAGTCTGGGCAATATAACCCTCAAGACAGAATTTGACTATGGTAAGCAAAAGACTGATACCGTAAAGGTTATCGTAACCGACGGAACATTCTATGATACCGCAACTGTGGCTATCAAGATCTTGAATGTGAATGATCCGCCTATCCTACAGCCGAATGACTCACTTACAGTTCCTGAAAACTGCAAGAGCTGCATTGTAGGTATTATTACGGCAACCGACAAGGACGATGATCCAATCAAATATACAGTTGTTGAAAAGGGTTTCACAATAGATTCGGCTGGCGTCTTGAAACTGACTGACCCGCTTGACTATGAGAAGACACCTACTGTCACCGTGACCGTTATCGCATCAGATCCGTCTGGTGCAGCGGATACTGCTAAATACACTATTAAGATAACTGACATCAATGAACCAGCTTGGGTACATGACACAACATTCGTTGTGCCTGAGAATGACACCACATCGTGGATAATCACAAGCAAGGGGGATGAAGATGGAGACTCTCTTAAATGTTATAGCAGCCATCGTGATGATTATAGGGTTGATAGCTCTTGTGTTATTACCTTGGTGACACCGAAGGATTTTGAAAAGGATCCGCCTGATACATTGACCATATATGTCACAGACAGTCGTGGTTCAGTGGACTCTGCAAAGATCGTTGTCAAGATTAAGGATGTCAATGAAACCGTCACTATCACTGATGTTGATGACAGACCTAAGGTAGATACCATCAAGACAAACACTCCAGATCATACCATTGACTGGCAGGTCTGTGAAGGTTCTAAATGCGACAAGAACCGTGACCCAATTACGGTTCGCCGCGACACAACTGTAAAGAAATGTAATGCAAAGGGTACTGTCTGCGACTCCGTGGTATTCTTGTTCAATGATGCTCCGCCAAAGATTACATTGGTGAATGCAAAGAACACAGATGCCTTAATTGACTACATCACCATTGAAGAAGTGAAGGATGACAAGGTATATGTGAATAAGAAGGACAATGACCTTAAGGTCATCGTTCAGGACACCGTTCGCAATACAAAGACAGAATTCCCGATTACGGTCAAACTTGATACCCTCAAGAATGTGGCTAGCGTGGTCAAGGAATATAATTATGTTCTTGACGAAACAATGGCTCAGTACACAAACATTGGTGGCGGTTTGATTGAGGCGAAGGAAGTCGTGAACGGAGTGACTATCACTGCGTTGCTAGATGCAAGAACTCATAAGAGAATTGACTCTGTTCAGACAGTAACTTATACAAAGAAGGTTGACGGCAAGGAAGTAATCGTTTCATACCAGACCGACGATATGACTGGATTGCGAGTTTCTGACTATCAAGTATCATACAAGATTGACTCAGCCACAACTGTGACATATACCTTGGATGATAAGAAGAAGATTGTCAAGAACGAAGAAGGCAACATCGCTTACACCGTTGAATATAACTATACCGATGATTTCGGCAACAAGTCAAATGCAAAGATTGAAATTGTGTTTGATGATATTCCGCCTAAAGTTGAAATCTTGAAACCGACAGGCATGGAATCGTTCAACACTAACGCCATTGAGGTTAAGTGGACAGTCAACGGCGATACACAAGATACCTTGACATTGCAGCGTCTTGAAAAAGGTGTTAACTATATCATACGCCGCTATGTGGATAAGGCAGGCAACGTTGCTGCTGATACGGTAACTGTAATAATGAGGGAAGCAAAAGATATTGACATTCACATTATTCATCCTGTGACCGAAATAGACCAAGACAAGGTTGACGAATTCTATGCTGACCATAAGTATGATCCTAAGAAACCTTATACAGTTCAGACGGTTGACCCGAAGGACAACAAGTTGCCTGAAACAATAGGTGTAGGTTTGAAGGTTGACATCGCATTGCCTTCTGTCTCAGCGACGGGTGGTCTAGCAACCCTTGACGATATCGTCAAGAACGGCATGATACCTGTTGATGACAAGGGCAATATCGTTGGTGCTTCAACAAAGGGCATACCTGTTGATGAATATGTTGAAAATCACTGCACTGATGAATTCAAGCAAGACTATAAGAAGAACGGATTGAACATTCCATTGTATGATGTGACATACGACTTGCATTTGTGGATTTACACAACCACTGCAAACTATGTGAATGACTTCAAGGTCACATACACATTAAATGACCAAGACGAAGCAACTGAAGCTGGTACCGTGCAGATGGTTATTGACTGGCTTGCTGATAAGGACGGAAATGTTAAGGCTAAGAACGGGCATGCTCTCGGCACCGGCTCTTACATCACTAAGCTCTTCAGCAAATCTGTCGCTAAACATCGCTGCGACTACAAGGAACAGCGAAAGGGCGATAGAACTGTCAAGAAGGAAGACAACATGAAGATATTCGGTTATAAGAGACCGAAGAAATAAAATTCAAATTTTGCAGTGAGATGGGGTTTACAAGACCCCATCTTTTTGTTATATTTTTGATGTAAACAAAAACACAAGGAGCTAACTCATGAAAAAGTTCAAAATCACTTACACAACCACTCGAGAATTTGAAGTACCCGACAACTGTTCGGATGAACAGTATGATGAACTCAAGGCAGTGTGCCTTTTGGGTTTGACAAAGGAAGCTATTAAGCCGGACAACATTACCGTTGAACTGGTGACCGCACCTGACGAACCAAAACAGCCTTACGAATACAATAAGGATTGCGACTAATGAGAATTAGTGAACAAGTATTGCTTGACTGGTGCGTTGCATCACAGACGCCGCACCTCATTATTGAAAACAGCAGATATGGCAGTTGGTGGGGTCGTGACGGATATGACCGCTACTTCTACATTTTCTTGAAGGAATGTGAAGCAGACAAGATTGTCATTCGTCTTGGCAGAAATGACAATGGCGCCGATTATGAATTCAGCACAGTCGTTAAAGATGAAGCTGCGTGGAGAGAAGGCATTAAACTTTCAAAAGCGCCAGGTAAGATAAACCACAGTCACGGTCCAGGTGAATACATTACCTGGGAAAATGCATCAGGCGATGTCACTTACTTGTGGGGTAAGAAATGTAAGAAGATTGAGAATGCCCTTGACCGTGAACTTTACAGTGGCTCTTTTACTGCTGAAACCTTCTCGAAGATCATGGCTGACTATCAGAAGTCGGAAGTGAAGAAACAGAAGAAAATCAAGAAAGAGCTTTTGAAGCGTGAAGCGAAGTTGGAGTTCAATGAAGAAATTGTCCGCAAAGCATTGGATCTTGTGGGCGTTGAATATACCCTTCAAGTTCGCAAAATCACCGACAAGATTGTTCGCTGGCATACCTACTACGATATAAAGACAAAGAACTCGAATAGCTACGGTTCTGACTTTACCATTGAAGAAGGTGATACCAAGGATGGAAAGACTTTGAGGATTTCTATCGGTACCCGAATTTCGGAAGCAGTTCTTGGTGGTTCTGCTTGGTCAAACATTTACGCTGACTCGGTTGAGAAAATCTGTGAACTTGCTAAACAGTTATTGCAGATGTTTGACGCATTCCACAATGCAAGACAATTTGTGACCAAAAACTGCGTAAAGACTTACGACGAAATTTACAAAGCAAAGAAAAAATAAGCGATTTTTGCATTTTCTGTAAAATTGTCTGTATTATGCAAAATTATCACAAATAAACAAGAAAACTGCAAAAAACTGTAATAAAACTGCTTATTTTTATGAAATTTAAGTAGGGAAATTTGACATTTTGCGGCGAAAAAGCCAATTTGAAGTGAAAAAATAGGAGCCCATGAAAATGGGCTCCTTTTTAGTATGAAACGTGTCCGATTATTTCGGCTGGGAGTTAAAGCTCGTGTCCGTGCGGCGAGTTAAATAGATGGAACTTACCTTCCTTAACGGTTCCCGGTGATAGGAAGATTGAAGCCTGTTTATCAGTAATCTTATATTGCTGCAGCAATTTCTTTTCAAATGATGGTTTTGCAGGACCATCAGGATATCTTGCATATTTGTCTATCAATTCTTGACACTGACGATAATTCAGCATGCTCTTATCATCATATGTTTTGGAAACAGTACCATCAGGTTTTAGATAACCTAATGTATAATCGTCAACATATTCGTCTTTTTCTTCATCATAAGCATCTGATGAAACAATTACCTTGATGACCCAGATACCCGCACGAGCTCTTTTTGTTTCAAGATCATCACGTGTCCAATCACGATTATCAGCAGCACGCCGTCTAGCAGCAAGTGACATTCCAGCAGGACGGTCAGCGTCGTCCCAATCATCAGTATCTTCTGTAATTGTTGCTCCGATGTTCTTTAATGTTTCAAGAGCTTCATCAAGCAATGCTTCCTTAAGTGTTGCATCGCCTCTCATATATCTAATTGCGCCGTCAACGTTCATAGATTCTCCAATGTTCTGTGAATTTTTCTTAATCAGTTCAATTACCTGGTAAAGTGATTCGCAATCGTCCATTTCGGAACGAGTAGCGCTGTAAATTGTTTTTACTTTATAAACAGGTCCATAAGGAATAACCTTGAACCTTACGGTTGGTGTATTGACTGAAATTTCATCAGCAGTGATTGAAACAGTAAAATCATCAAATGCTTTCTGAAGGCGGTCTGCAATTCTAGCATTCATTAGCTCTTCGCCTTCACGGGCCTTCTTCAAATCAGTTTCAGAAAACGGCTTCCTGTAATCAGGCTCAGTAACACGACGCATTGCCAATTCAGACGGTGATGTGCTAGTTCTAGGTCTTGCTTTGCGAGGACCTATTTCAGTGACCTTCTTTGCCCAAGCGGGTTTTCTTCCCTGATTTAGCATTCGTATGTCACGAGCGGTTGGACGCCAATCATCGTCACCTACTGCTTCCAAAATTTCATTATTTTGCATTCTAATACCTATTCCTTTATAGTATTTATAAATATCTAGAGGTTTAATAGATGTTTAAGAAAAATGAATTATTGAGAGCAGCAGGTGAAAAGGTGGCGATGACTCCTGAGCAGCTGCAGGAATACTTGAAATGTAAAAGAAACATTTTTCATTTTGCGAAGTATTTTACAATTACAGCTGAAGACGGTATTCACCCAATCAAATTGAGAGGCTATCAGCAGCGTCTTCTTAAAGCGATTATCACAAAGGTACCTGGCAAGAATAACCGTATCATCATGATGGGTCGTCAGTCAGGTAAGACAACCATTGCTACCCTTTATATCACTTGGTATGCTTTATTCCATCCGGCTAAGGTTATCGCTATCCTAGCTAACAAGGCATCTCAGGCTGATGAAATTATGTTCCGTATTCAGGCTGCATATACCGACTTGCCAATGTGGTTGCAGAAAGGTATCATCAAATGGAACCAGTCTGAATTTATTCTTGAAAACAAGACCCGAGTATTTTCAGCGGCGTCATCTTCATCTTCAATCCGTGGTAAGACGGTTGACCTTGAACTGGTGGACGAATTTGCTCACCTTGATGACAAATCCGCTGAAGCTTTTATGGCATCAGTGTTCCCGACGCAGATTTCTCGTTCTGACGCTATGCTTCTTCTAATCTCAACGCCTAAGGGATTTAACCACTTCTATGATATCTGGAACAAGGCGAAATTGAACCGTAATACATTCATACCATGTAAGGTTCAATGGTGGGAGATTGACGGTAGAGACGAAAAGTTCAAAGAAATGATTGTTCGTAACTACGGTATTAAGCACTTCAACCAAGAATATGCTTGCTTAACTGGCGACCAAAAGATTACGGTCAAGGATGATTACGGCAAGGTGATTACTGCGCCGATTAAAGAAATCTTTGATTACATGGCTGAAGAAAAAGCTCTGCAGAATAAATAAAATATGGAAAACATCACATACAGAACTAATTTCCTCCAAACCAATACCGTTGACCAAATCGTTGAAAAGGATTTGGGTTCAATGGATTTTGGCGATTTTGATTTTGGTCCTGTGAAATGGTATAAGTGCGCCGAACAGGATGTTGGGCGTCCTGATAGAATTTCCAAGCTTATTTACGGAACCACTAACTACTGGTGGTTCCTAATGTGGTTCAATGGCGTTTCTGATATCTGGAATGACATTCGCCCACAGATGCTCATCAAATACCCGGACATTAACATTGTTCGCGAAGCAATGAAAATTTACAGGAAGAAAGACAAATGAACGACATTGAAGCAGTAAATCTTCTGATTAACGAAGGTATGCTGGTTGAGGCTACGGTCAAGAACTTTATTCGTAGCGGAGAACCAACAAACCTAATGAAAATTGTTCATCGCTGTTTGCAGCATGACAATTATTGCCAGCGTGTATATCTAGACGATATGTTCAACAACTGGCAGAGCTTAAGCCAAGTGATTGACAAGAACTTCCGTTCTTTGTTCACTAATCAGTATGAAGGAAGAAACCGCTTCATCAGCGTCACCAAAGAAGGGTATGAACTTTATAAGGAAGCTATGGAAGAACTTGGCAAGA